AATCTGTCATCGTTGCATAAGTCGCAAGTAACCATTGATGGCTCTACTTTTACTCCGTCATCCGTAAAGGTGGCAGTTAAGCCAGAGCCGTCAATTATTTGTAATTCACCCATTTATTCACCTCCTTTAAAATACCATTTTCCATTAGCGGTAAGTGTTGCCCAATTAGGTGGACATTCTTTTGCTTTACAAACATAACCATAGTAAGGCTTGCCTCCTTTAGAAATTCCTTCTTTCAAGATATGACCATGCTGACATGCTGGTGGCTCATTCGGAATTGCTGATCCAATCTGATCTACAACATCACCAACAGACCAAGCAACAGGTTCAGGCTCTTTTTTATCAGCTGCAAAACTATCTCTTAGAATTGTTTCGATTTGTGCTGATTTGCTTCCGGGCTTGCCATACATATTTTGGCGGCTTTCTAGCTTCTCCTTAAATGATGGATTGCTTTCAACCTTTCGCATATCATCCTTGGTGGCAGTTTTGTCAGATCCTTTAAGTAGAATGATTGCTCTACCTAATGCGCTTGTCGCAGTATCCTCAACATAAAACTTTTTCATGTTAGGAATATAAGTTTCTCTTGATCCAAAGGCTATGTTAGAAACGCATGGTTGCTCATCTTTGCTATCCCGCCAAAGAGTTGCTTGCACCAAGATATAACCTTTTTCACCATCATGACTTATGACTGAAATATCTGATCTACCGGACGGGAAATTGCTTATGAACCATTTGTTCAAAGTAGCCACATCCTCATAATCCTCAAGATTAAATGCCATTAGAGATCATCTCCTTTTTTGAAATCGCTGTCCATTTCGGCATCATAAACTGTTTTGTAAATACCGATGTATGCTGCAATGTCCACAAGACTGTCGTGATGCCCTGGGCTTTCCTGCAAACGACTAATCTTTTGCAAGATGTTAAAGATACAGATGTCATGAGGCATGACTGGGTATTCCAAATACGAACTGACCAGCTTTGAGATTCGCTCCATGTTGTAGTAAGGATGCCCATACACGACACCTCTTGACTGAATAGTTGTGATGGCTTCATCAAAAAGTTGCTCAGTTTTTGTCATAATCAAAGACTTCATCTGACTGCTGTTTAATGGTAATCATTCGGCGGTGCATATCCCAACCCGTTGCACGACCACGCCAATAGCCCCGATTGTAAATTTCGGTTTGCCATAGATTAACTGCATAGGCTAACAAGCCCGTTGCTATCATAAACCATAAAATGGTGATTCCGTTGATTTTCATACTGCTCCCTTTACCCACAGCGTTCGTGTGGATACAGAAAGTATGACCTAAATCAAGGACGCTTGGTTATTTTCTTTCGGAGTGTTGTATAACGATTAGATAACGCTAATATCCTCAAAATCATCGATATGGTCATCAATCGTGCGTTCGTGATAATCGGTTTCACGCCCCATAGACCTTACCCTCAAATATGAAGCTGCCATCTGGGTTAATTGGGATAGGAATAACCTGAACTTTACGATCCTTTACATAGGCAACAACAAAGCCAGTTTGCCAGTTTGCGTAGCCTCTTGTGTAAGCCATGCCTGAACTGCTTAAATCTACTAAATTGCCAACCTCAACGCCCCACACAGTACGCCCTAAATGGCCTCTAGAAGCCTCTGTGAAGGCCGAAACCCCTAATCTATGGGTGTGACCACATATTACGCTCTTTCCTAGCCTCCTAGCCCCATTTAAGGCCGTTTGACCCGGTACTTGAGATAGGGGAAAAGCATCGCCATGGACGGCAGTCCAGCCATGCGCCCAATCTAATCCGTAGGGATGGAATTTGATGCCTAGTTTGTCATAGCCCAAAAACTTCTCATACTGCATCTCTGGCAAATTTAAGAAGCTAGGCAATCGTTTCTTAATAGATCGGTAAAGCCTAATTCCATGATTAGATCCAAGTACATCGGTTACACCTAAGTAGGTTAATACTTGTTGAGTAAGTAATCGATCCTCATGGATGTTGCCAACCATCTCATCAATAGTTCCGGCATTAAAACCGCCAAGCTGTGGTAAATCAATTTCATCACCAATGCAAATAGTGCGGTGCGGTTTCCATTTGGCTAAAAAACGGCCGACGGATTTAGTGGCTTTCTCATCAAAAAAAGGAACTTGCAGGTCACTCACAAACGCTATGCGCTTAATCGTCATCCTCATCGTCAGTTGGATCTATTGATGGGATGATCCCACCATCGCCCACAATCCAATCAGGGAAAGTCTTGTGTTCAGTCATCAACCAAAAAGCGTGCTCAGGTGTGAATCCTGCTTTTCTAGCTGCTTTGTAGCATTCGTGCAGAGCCGTGTAATGCTGATCGATCTTTGATAATGGTTCAGGAGATTGGCGAACGACACGACGATTGATCTTTTTGCGTTTGATAGGTTTTCGAGTGTTCGCCATGACAAAAATTATCGCTTACTGATTAAGACAAACAGATCATCGACACGCTGTTCTAATCTTGTAATTTGATCCTTGATTGAACTTCCAGAATTGGGTTTCAATTCTTGTAAGTAGGATTTAATAACCCAGCGCAGACCCAGCAATAAACTTGTAGATACGGCGGATACGCCAACGGCTATACCAACCCATTCGTTGGCTGTCATTTCGCATTAAGTCCATAATCAGCTTCTTTGCCGGACTTTGGATCAAGTGCCTTAGCAACAGGTGCAACCAATGCTCCAGCAAGGATTGCAAACTCTGGTCGGATGTCAGCAACAATTGCCAACAAGACAGTAATACCGGAAGCAGCCACAGCTCTTAAATAAGACTTAATTGCTGCCTTGTGTTTATTTGATAGTTTCATGCCTTGCCTCCTAGTAGTGGGATGTTAAAAAACTCAGAATTCTTATCTTGATCTTTCTTGAAACTTACATGGATATGATGGTTATGAGGATTGCCCTTATATTTACGCCAACGCCATGCAAGTAAAGGTGATGCAATTTTTGATTGATGGATTACATAACTGATGCGACCATTGGTTTTCCCGTATGATCGAATTTGATCTGCCAAATATGCTGAAAGCCCTTTGTCGTCAGAAAGCCGAGCGTCAATATCAATTGCTCGCACGCATCCATTTGTGTCTGGGTTGTGATCGCTCTTTCGTGTGCTATGTCTAGCATCACCAATCCACCCATCAGATTTACGGCTACGCTCTGGGAAGGAATCATCGATCTGCTCCCGTAATTGCACAGCTGCTTTAGATAGGTAGGGTTTCATCGGCACAATTCCTCAAGATTATGCTAAGAGTAATTTAGCCTCATCGGCAGTAATGCCTAAACGCTCAAGTAACTCAGCCTTAGCCTGAGCCTTTGTTTCGGCTTCGGCTTCTCGTTGTAATGCTGTTTCTTTCTCTGTTTGATATTGAGCAAACTCAACATCATTCATTTCCCTATCAATCGTTTCGCCAGTTTCGCAATCATATATTCTTATTGTTGGTTTAGTCATTATTTCACCCCATATACATAGACAGTTCCGCCAGCCCAACCAGTAGAATCAGGACATCTAATTTCTAAAGAAGTTATTTTCAAAGTGCTTGCATTGTAAGCAGTAGTATTATTAGTTACGGCTCTACTTGCTGGTGAGGTATTAGCCTGAAAACCAGCCATTGAATTTGCCACTTTTCTACTAACAGTATTAGCATAATTTGCAAAATAAACAGTAGCAAAATTATTGTTATCTCCCGCAACCGCTGCATACCCAGTTACATCCATACCACTAGTGGCATTATCAACATAACTGCCATCAGTTGAGCCACTACCTCTATTAACATACTGCTGATAATTTGCTGCGGTTGTATCGTTATTAATTGTAATACGACAAGGAGAAGGATTTGTGGCACAATTAAAATCTACAATATAAACAATCAAATCATTATATGTATCTGGTATTGATGAAATTTGCGTAGATGTGCCAGATAATGCAGTTCCACCACTATTAATCAAAGTCATACCACCACCACTAGCAGGTGCAGCCCATTTTAACCCTGTTGCTGTTGAGGAATCAGCTGTTAAAACTGTGTCGTTTGCGCCTACCGCTAATCTTGCAAATGTATCTGCGCCAGTACCACCAATTAAATCACCTTTAGCGTCAAAGGCTGTTGCAACTGTATTAGTGACAACTGGAATTGGTCCTGTTCCTGATGCAACAGAAATTCCTGTTCCTGCTTGCACTTCAGTAATATCACCTTGATCGTTGTTGATCCATGCTGGCACGCCACTAGATACACCTAAGATTTGACCATTTGTTCCAATAGCAAGTCTTGCATTTGTGTTTGCTGTTGATGATCTATATTCAATATCACCAAGAGTTGTAGATGGATTTAAGGCTTTTGTGGTTGTATCAATAGATGAACCAAGCGTGCGAATAGCAGCTGCGCCATCCTTAACCAGATCTGTGTCGTCCGGTGTTTCCCAATTATAGTTCGTAGTGTTTGCCATATTAGGCTACTGCTCCAATCGCATTTTCCCATGTAAGTGTACCACTTAGAGTGTTCCAAGCCTCTGAGGCT